GATGGTTAAACACTGACAAAACTTCCGTAAAGCAAAGAATTAGTCATCCATAGTTGAATGACGTTCCATCCTGTTGTTGAAAGCGTTGGAGCCGCTCCGTTAGGCCAGTACATTCCTGTCGGCCAAGTGATCGTGTATGCACTACCATCATCTATTAGAAGGGTGACGTACTCACCCTCAGTAATGCTTGAGGTAAATGTTGTGTTTGCTGCTAATGTTTTGTATTGCATCGTGCCGTTGGCAGGATCAATGGCTGTGCCGGTTAGCGCATAGGTCTGTTCTTCAACCTCACCATTGCTTACTAACCCTCCGACTGTAATTTTAGCCGTTGTTGTTGCGCCATTGTCGGTAATGTCTTGGAGGGTGTCTGTGCCACCACCAGACTGTGCTACCCAATCGTAGTCAGTACCGTTCCAACTCAGTACCTCGGCAGAGGCCGCTGTGCTGGTGTTAAGGTGAGTATCTACATCAGCGTTAGTGTATCCAGCAGGAAGGCCAGTAAGACTAGAGCCATCACCTACGAAAGCTGTGGCTGTCACAGTGCCAGCTACATCGACGTTTGCGTACATATCTATGGTAGCCGTGGTGCTATCCCACTCGTACTCTGCCATAACGTGCCCGTTCCACACGCCTCCTACGTGCGAGTAAGCATTTAACTTAAATTTACCAGACGCATTGTTAGCACCCCTAAAGCTTATCTCACCTCTTGTTCCGTCGTATGGCCTATAGTAAGCCAAGCTACTGGAGGTATTAGAGCCGACGCTAGTGCCATCGGCTATTAGAAGGCCGTTGGTGAATACAGAGTTTCCAGTTGAGGTTAGATAGAAGTCTCCCGGAGTGGCAAAGTTTCCTCTGCCTATCATCAAGTGGCCGTCGTAGTTTCCCGGCTGTCCTACCTTAAAGCTCCAATCATTAGCTCCGCTTGTGTTGTCCAGAGTCAATAGAGAAACTACTGAAGAGGCAGATGCAGTTAATCCGCCAGTAGACAGTGCGTTCGTGGTGGTAGATCCAGCGGTTGTTACGTCGTCCAGACCTAAGACAACAACACCTGTTTGAGCGTTAACAGACGCAACATCAGATGTTAATATGTCCCAAGCCGATCCAGTATATATTTTACTTTTATTAATTGTAGTGTTGAAATACCAATCGCCTACTGTAACGGGATCGCCGTTTAAATCGACAGTAGGGTCGCTTGCTTGAGCGCCTAGGTATAAACCATCAATAGCTTCTTGAGCCGCCTCAGCAGCAGCTTGAGCAGCCTGTGCTGCGGTTTCAGCGGTCTGTGCTGCTGTAGCACTAGTAGCTGCGTTTGTCGCTGATGTACTTGCAGAAGATGCAGAAGATGCAGCGTTAGTCTCTGAAGTGCTTGCGTTGGATGCACTAGTGGCTGCATTAGTTTCACTTGTTGATGCCGCTGATGCTGAGTTGCTTGCGGTTGTTGCTGATGTGCTTGCAGAAGACGCAGAGGATGTTGCGCTAGTCTCTGAAGTAGCAGCATTAGTTGCTGATGTAGCAGCATTAGTTGCTGATGTAGCCGCACTAGTCTCTGAAGTGGCCGCATTAGTCTCTGAAGTAGCAGCATTAGCCTCTGAAGTGGCAGCATTAGTCTCTGAAGCAGCCGCAGCAGCCGCATCAGCAGCTACACCAGCCTCACTACTAGCCGCTTGAGATGCGGAAGCAGCAGCCTCAGCAGCGTATTCTGCTAATTCTGCAATACCAGCTTCATTATTAGAGCTTCCAGAACCTCCAGTACCTCGCCAAATTGCCATTAACTACTCCTACAAAAGCAAAAAATAAAAAGTGAGGGTACTAACTAAACAGCTTTCCCCTCGATACTAGCTTTTGAAGTTACTCGTCAAATACAGCAATAACAAGACCAGCTTCAGGACGATACACTTGAACACCATAGAGAGTGTCTGCTGTGTATAGAGTCGAGAGGTACTCTTGCTTGTATTGAGTCTGTGAACGTACAGACATTTGCTCCGCATGGACAATTGCATCCTTGTGGAAGAACAAACAGCCGCGAACATTAGCCTCAAGTACAGGACAGTTGCTAGAAACATATACGTCAACACCATATACGTTACCAATCAGACCAGACTTAACAGTGCGATCATCACGGAAGTCACTAGAAACGTAACGCTCAATACCCATGATAGTGCTACGAGCAGCAGGAGGGATAATCAATGATCGTCCTTCCATTGGAACGTTAGCGTCATCAAGGATCTTGATAGCTTCACGGAAACCAGCGTCCGTAAAGTTATCTCCAGTGGCTACTGTACCGGCGGCAAATGCAGCAAGACCAGCGGCAGCGTTAAAGTAATAGCTATTACTGTTAATCCAGTCAGCGCCAGTAGGAGCAGCTAGATCAAGAGTGCCATCACCAAAACCAGTACCAGCATTCATCAGGTCAGTATCAACCTTTAGTGCCAACTGATAACCAGCATCTTCAGTATAGAACTGACGGAGGCTGTTAAGTGCCTGTACTTCTACGATGTCTTCAATGAAACGTGAGTATTCAAAGTGACGGTCGATAGCAATCTGAAGCTCTGTTTCTACGTTAGCTTGGATCGTTACCGCAGTATCAGCAACCTTCGCTGATGCAGCACCACGAATGGGCTTAGGTACATGAATGGTGTCGCCTTTCTTGCCTTTCATACCGATCTTTTTGACAAGTGGAGACATCTTGAGGTTCTTTTGGTACGCAGCAATCACTTCGTCACTCCAGATTTCTGGAATAAACGTAGCGGCAGCAGTTTTATTTACAATAGAACCCCCGCCAACTGTACCGGGATAAACTTGATTAGCCATGATAAATTTCCTTTTAGATTAGGTTAGCGAACACGACCCTCGGAGTATGCTTTAAATACCTCATCCGAGATAGCAGCATAACGATCCGGGTCTTCTCGCATCAGTTTAATAATATCAACCCTACGATAGATTTTGTTTTTTGTAGTTTGCCCAGAACCTCTAGCACTACCTGTATTCGCACTTTTCAACTGCTGTTTACGAGCTTGCTTTTCAACTGCTACGGTTTGTTCTGCTACTGAAGCACGTTCTTTCCAAAGCGTAAACAACTCATTAGCTGCATCGTAATCGTATGCTTGATCGGCTTGAATAAACAATTGAGTTCTAATTTTTGAAGCCTTTATCCAATCTTGAAACTTAGAGTTAGACAGCACTTCTTTCATGTCTGGATGACTTGACTGAAGCTGTGATAATGCTGTTTCTTTCTTAGCTCTAAGCGTGTATTCCTTGGCTTGTAAAATACTAGGGTGGTTATCAATTGCTCGGTTTACTGCTGATGCTGGATCAACAAAAAAGTCTACATCTTCATCAGATTGACTGTTGTCCGTTGCCTCATTGTTTATGGGTTGTGCTTTTATGTGATCGTCAACAAGTTTCCGTAACTCACCAACCTCTGAGCCTTGCTGTCCCAAGAGTTTTTCAGCGTTTTGATGCATATCTACCAAGTCTTTTAGTGACTTGCCTTGATACTTCTCTGGTAACGCCTCTTCCTCTTGAACTGTTTCTTCTTGAGCTACCTCTTCTTGAGACTCAAAATCTTCAGCTTGATCTACAGAATCAGTTACAGTTTCTTCGTTGTTTTCAACTTCGCTTCCATCTACTAATGTTGCTCTTGACATTATTTCCCCGCCTAATTGGTTATGGAGATTTATTTACGACCAGCTTTTTCGTGTTCTCGTAACCATTTTTGGTGGCGACCCGGGAATTCTCCAGACGACCCATCTAGTACGCACGACGTTGCTGATACGACCCTTGTAGAATTAGCACCACAACCACATCTGCTGGTTGTAATGTCTCCTTCTACAAATTCTTCTGTTAGATGCCCATTACTGCATCTAAATTCATATACTTTAATCATTACTTTTCTATATCTTCAAAAGCATTGTTTACGCCTACCTCAAAATTTAAGATAAACGACAATACATTTAACTGCCCTTTGCGAAAATGTAGATCATCTGCATCTTTTACCGCATCGACAGAGTTAATAATCTCTTTGTTTTGCTCTAAGTCACTAATGAACTGCTTCCAGCCTTCAGTTCTAAACAAATCAAAATAATTGTTATAATACAGTTCATTTGTAACATCATCTTCCATTATATTATACCATACTTTTAATCGTTTGTCAAGAGTCAATATAACAATTTGTGAATATTACCTAAATTAACTCTTTCTTTTAACTTTCTTACCTGTTTTTTTAGCAGCAGCCTTAGCTTTGGCTTTCCCTGCTTTTGTGTATGCGTATGTTTTTCCGTTTACTGTTGGCATGTAACCTCCTCACCATTTGATTTTATCAGCCCAATAAGCCGCTGACATCTTACCTTTTGCAATGTTCTTTGCATGACGAGCCTTAAATGACTTACGTCTGGATTTTTCTTTCTCAGACTTAGGGGCTTTACCCGCACCACTAACCCCCTGCTGTCCAAATCGTATTGTTTTAATTTGATCGCCTTCCTTAGCAACTACTACATGAGACTTTGTAGGATGGTTAGGAGTCCGCTTCGGCTTGTTGAATCCTTCTACTCCTGCTCGTTTTAGTCTTGAGTCTTTCTCCTTCATTGTTCGCTTCCGCCTTGATTAAGGAATCTACCTTGGCCTCCACCTCCGACAGCCGATTGAAGTGCTCTTTGAATGCCTCGTTGATCTGGCGCACTAGCTGGTCGAACTCGTTCTGGGTCATTAGCATTTTTAGCTCCCTTTTGATCTGCTTCGGCTTGTTTAATTAGTGTTTGAGCTATTTTAAGACGACGATCAAACTCTTTGTCATCTTGATCTCCTTCTCGTAAGTTCTTTGTTATAGCTTCAATCTTATCTATTTCAAGCTCTTGTGGCGCAAGCATGGTATCCATATCGTACTTCTTAGCTCTAGCCATAGACTCTTGCGCTTGGCCCGTTAATGCCGCTGTCTGGCTCTGCTGTAGTGCTAGTTGGGCTTGCATTGTCTGCTGCTGGGCTTGTTGTGCCTGTGGGTCAGGCTCTGATGCCTTTTTAAGAGTCGCAATAAGCTCTTCACGATTAGACAAGTTCATGTTGTCTACAATGCTTTCAATCAAAATGGGGTACATAGGTGACTGCTTATCCATAGTTTGCAGTAATTGAACTAGCTGAGTAACTTCGTACTCTCTAGCTATAATGCCCAGTGTTGATGTAGCGTTGAACTTGTAATCCGCTACTGGGTAATTATCAGGATCAAACTGCATGTACCTATAAGCTGCTTTCTTAACAAACGGAAGTAAAAAGGACTGTTGAAAGTTTATTAATGTTCTCTTTTGTCGCTTAATAAGCGCACCAAGAGACATAGATATACCCGCAGCAGTAGCCTCACCGTTAACCTGACCCGCTAATCCTGCGCTATCTACTGCTCCAGTAGCTTGTTGTACCATTTGTTGCAAGGACGATGCCTGTGCAAAAGTAATTTGGTTTACTTGACCAAAGTTAAAAGGTTGAAGTATCTCACGAGGATCACCGTTAGTAAGGATCATCTTGCCCGGACGCACTTCTGGCTTAGATCCCCTTGGAAGTCTTGTAGCATCAATAGCCATCATCGGGTGAATGGTTAATGCTAGGGCATCAATACGCGCTCTAAGCTCTGTATCTAGCGCCTTTTGGCTGTTATAGCCCTTCTCACACACCCCACGACCCCAAAACATAGAGGGAACTACGTCCCAAGGGAAAGCAACAACGGGTCTATCCTTCATCATGTAAGGATTTAACTCTGCTTTTAGCAGGAATCCACCGTTAGCTATAACAATAATAGCTTCAACATAGGCATTTTCTTCTTCAATATCCTCATCTATAGCGTCTTTTAGGACATCTTTAGGCACCAATCCGTAATACTTAGTTAATCTAATTTGATCTTCTGGATAGGTAGATAAGTCTTGATCTGGCTCTAAATCTGTATCTGAAGGGGCATTACCAATATAACCCTCATTATATATACCCTGATCTTGAAGTTGCTCAATGTGATGGCGACCAACAAACTCATCAATAGCAACACCTAGAGCATCATCTACTGAAGTAGCTACAGGATCAATTAAGAAGTTCTGAGGCATGATAGGACGTAACTTAACAACTACCCGATCAGTTATGTTTACACCTATAGCCTGTAGCTGACCATCCATTACAGGCTGAGTAGCTGGCTTCATCTCCTTAATTTCTTCTAAAACAATTTCACCAACGCCCGTTCCAAAGACAGCAGAGTTAATTAAGCACTCAGCAACAGCCTTTCTAACCATAGTGTTTTCAAAGTCTTCGGTTAGTTTATTTAATTTGATCTTCTGGATAGGTAGATAAGTCTTGATCTGGCTCTAAATCTGTATCTGA